ATGTCCTTTCTTCTGAAATAGAAAAAATTCACAAAGATATCAATGATCTAGAAATTTTTATTAACAATTACGAATATATTTCAGGTAAAGATGATTTATATAATGCTAATTATATTGAAAAATTTGATAACAGCCTATATGATTACTCTTATGACGGGTCTAACTTTACTATTCCAGATAGAGATAATGCGCCGTTTGTGAATGGTGGGAATTACTTCATAGATACTGTTAGTGGAATTCTTAAAATGGGAAATTCTTATTCTAATAAAAATATAATGAACAATATTAAATCAATTAATATAGCTTCTAATTATGCAAATTATATAACTACTGATAGTAATTTCAATAATTTATTTAATGATAATCTAAAAGATTCTTGGAATTTAACTATTAAAAGTCCAATAGTTTTAACTTCAAATATAATTAATTATTTAAAATATTTAAATTATGATTATAGTAGAATTAACGGAGCACAAACAGCTGTCGAAGTAGAGCTTGTTTCTGGGATTAATATTGATACGATAAGACTAAATCCAAACCTCGGAAACGGATTGCAACTGCTGCAGATCGTTGCTTTTAATCCGCCAAATACAAACTCATCGAATCTAAATGCGGCGGAGTCGTACAATTTATTATTGTCTACACCAAAAAATCTTGATTCAAGATTAGAAATATCTTTTGACAAAAGAATAATTAATAAATTTATATTTATCTTTAATCAATCATCTTATATCAGAACTAAACTGGCACCAATAACTTCTGAACTAAATTCAAAAAATATTCAGTCATTTATTAACGAAAGATTAAATGAAAGAAGTAAAAAATTTAGCTTAATGCAAGACTTGGTTTATTGGCATTTCAAAAGAAATAATACAGTTAATGGTTTGTCTAAAAATAAAAACGTAGAAAACGAATATTATAGCTATAGATTTCCTAAAGATCTTGATGAATACTCTAAGATGATCTCGGATGAAATATTTAAGGCAAATAATTTTGATTTAAGCGACAGAGGTAAATTATTTAATTCGCCAATATTTAAAAATCTCTTCTACAATATAGTATCTAATTTAGATACTAATTATTCTAATATTTATTCTAATTACTTTGTAGAATCATCAATAACCAAAAACCCACAACAAACACTAGCTTACCCTGGAAATATATTGCAAGGCAATAGCAATAATATGTCAGATCAAAAATATCAATTCTATACACAAGCTAGTTCGCATGGAACTGCGCAGGACGCAGTATTAGATCTTCTAACCAAGGAAGCTCCAGATTGTTACGAGTATATTTTTTCTCTAAAATCAATAGAATTTTTAGAAAGTGATTCTTTAAATGTCGCTAAGTCTTGTTTTGTCAGTAGAAAAATTCCAGTAAATGGTCAGATATTAGCAGTAAAAAGTAAAGCTGAAGTTATTAAAAGTTCAGTTAATAATGAGGCAGCAAGTTTTAATCTAAACAACTTGTTATCTTATGAACTTTCTATTTCAAATAAAGAAAGTCCTAACAATGAACTAGATTGGGTGCCTATAGCATTTAATTCTGAAACTTCAATTGATTCTGAAGTAATATTTTTTGACACTACAGATTTTTCAGCTAAATTAAGATTTAGAGCATTGAGCGGATCTCTAGTACTATTTAAAGATGGCCTTAGATGTAATACTAATCAGTACTCATTTAACGTAGTGTCAAATAAAGTTACCATTACGGATAGATCTCTTTTTGGGCCAGCAAGTATTTTCTGCGTATCGTATTCATTGGATACAGTAATGTATGATCCATATGAAATAGATTTTATTAAATATAATTTGTATGAAGATATAACAAAAAATTATGGCGATAATTCTGGCCCAGGTCAGGCTTTTGCTAAAAATGATTCGAATAGATCAATTAGCTTAGAATATACTCCATATATAAATGAGAGATATTTAAATGATGCTACGTATGGATCGACAATAGGCACTATATTCAGAAGCGCAGGAACCGGGTATAATCCTGTTAAAATATTATTGTCAGATGGAACATACGCAATAAATATGACGAATTATACCAATAGTCAATACAGCGCAAAATTCTACGATACTAATTTAACTTTATTTATTCAAAGTGGAAAAAATATTACTTTCAATAAAGTTATTAATTCCAATTTTAGAGTTTTGTATGAATATGTTCCTTATAATTTACGATTCAGATTAATCATGAGAAAGAATATCCCCAACTTAGACATCCCCGCTAAGGCTGACTCAGTTCTGTTGAAAATTAAGACAGCAACATTTGATTCGAATTATGACAGATTAACATCAGTAGCTAAGAATAGTTGACAGGAAATATTATGGCACAAGTTTCATCAAACCTAATGGCATATGATCAAATCTTTTTAAAGATTAGAGATTTTATGATCTTAGAAAAAACAAATTCTTTTAAAACAAATGAAGAAAGAATTGAAAAATACAATCAACTTTTGTCTGAAATATATCAGGGCATTTCTGGACCAATGACTAAATTTGATCCATACATAAAGGGTGAACCACCCATCTCCTCTAAAATTAATAAATTTTCTAAAGACCTAGCAAATGATATGAATGTAATTGCCGAGCATGTAGATTACCTTGTCGCTAAAACAATTAATACATTCAATCTTTTTTCTACTGAGATAGAAAATGAAAAAAGATACGCCGAAAGAATAGCTTCAAAAGCAAAAATTTTGCAGATGTACACCCAAAGTCCATCAAATGATGTTGTGTATTTAGGTGACTCTTTTGATAACGCAGATCAAGTAGATTTCAATAGGGTTAAGATTAATTTTAATCCACACATATACAATGGTTCCTTTTCTTTACCTATAGTAAAAAGTCGTTTATGGTCGCCTAATCGGGTAAGCATTACTTCATCTGATGGATTTATGGGAAACAATCATCAAGTTATTAGGTCTACCAGTTCAGATGGGACATCTTCATATAGGTATATTTTTGAATCAAATCCAACAATTAGTTCTGTAGCTGGTATAATAGATTCAAATCCATTAACTTACTTTGAGTATGAAGCCTTAAACGTAGATAGGGATAGTGGTCCAGTAAATAAGAATACAGTATCAGATAATGAGTTTTCTTACGTAACTGGAACTCGATCAGATGTAACTCAGGGCGCAGGTTCTCTAACTAATTGGTCTAATTATGACTTAACTAAGCCATTAGTCCTAACCGTTGTTATGGAATCAAATGTTGCTACAAATGCAAACTCTATTGATATAGTCCCCTACTTTGGTTCGTCTAACTTCGTTAAAGTCAATCAAATTAGAATATTCAAAGAAGATGGTACCTCAGAAGACATATTGGATAAAGCCATATTTATCGGCTTATCATTTGCTCCACTAACTATTGAATCAGCACAAAACTATTTTTACAATAAAGCTACAGTTAAATTCTCTGAAAGAAAAATACTAAAAGTTGAAGTAATTTTTGAACAAGATTCAATACAAGATATAGATATTAAGCACCTATATTGGAAGCCAAATTATCCTCAAGATGAAGAAACAGAAAGCCCATTTTATGGGTTAAGTAGATTTAATCCAGATGTCCTCAGTAGGGACATTTATGAAGAGGTGACATATAATAAAGATATAATAATTCCTCCTTTACATCAACCCAATAAGTTCAAGGCAAATACAAACAATCCTGGCTCAATTAAAGTAACACTTAAGAAAAAGCCAGTTGTGTATAATGCCTACATTATCACTTTTGATGTTGATGGTGAAAAAGTATATTTCCAGAATTGGACTACAGATTTAAATGACCCAGATAGATACATTCAATGGAAGGTATCTCCAGATTTTGAAGCACCCCTAAATGCAGATGATCCAAGACCAGTAAAGTATTTTCAATCAGAAAGCGATGCTAATCAAGATTATCAATCTGTTATATCATTTATCAATGGTATAAAGCAACCAATAAGTACTACTGGTACCGTCAGTTCAGTCGCAGGAGCTGGCCCATGGACGGCTACCATAACTGGAATGACAGACGTACAACTTCTCGAAGTTGGAGCCTATATTACTGCAACAGATGGTACTGGAAAATTATTTGGTGGAACACCTCAGTCAGTAAGAGTGTCTGAAATTACTAGTTCAACTAGCATCAAATACACCGTTACCGGTGGAACGCCCCCAGTGCCTGGAACTGTGACAGGAATATCTAGAACTAATTTTGTTAGCATAAGTTCATCATCATTTCCCACCGCTTCTGAGCTTCTTAATATCATAAATCCCGCTGTTGAATACATTACGCATACTGGTGTAGGAAGAACTTTGGAACCAGTGGTTCCAATTACAGCAGAAACAGAGATGTATAGAGCTAAAAGATTGGCCATAGGAATAAGGGATATAAGCGTTAGCTATGAGACATACGCTGATCAGGCAGAAATAGTCTCTACACCATACCTATTTGATGCCCCCGTAGAGGCAATAATGTTATCTGTTGAGACAAATATTGATAATACTTTTTCTAATAAAATAAATATTAATTATTATATTTCAGCTGATGGAAGCAACTGGATGAAAATTTCTCCAGTCCAATTAGACACCCAGGGTATAGCAGAGGTGATTGTTTTTAATAAAAATATTCCTGATTCATATCAAATTCCCGGTGTAGCATATTTGAATAGTCCTAAGGTCCCAAATATTGTTAATAAAATTTATGTTAAAATAGAAATGATAAAGAATAAAAATACAAATATAACTCCATTAATTTATTCGTACGAGTTAATAGCAAAGGTCAAAAAGTAATGAATATATCATCTATCCAAAAAAGAAAATTTTTAGGAAATATATATAAAATTTTATATTCTCAAGGAAAAAAACCTTCTGAACTAGAAATTAAAAAAGTTTTTGGAGAGTATTTTTCTATATATAAATTTGGAAATCCGATTCCATTAGACTACACAAAGCTAGACATAGTAGCTAAAACAGATGTAAATCTAATAAATGAGTTAATGGCAAATACACTTTTTAATGTTGAAGTATTATATGATTGTGTGAATGAAAATAACCAAGAAATATTTTCTATTGTTACAGCTTTAAATAATAGACTAGATAATCTTAAAAGTAAAAGAAAAATATTAGAAAATAAAATAGATGATTTAATATTTGCAAACTCAAATTCAGATGGATATTTTTATTCTTATTTAGAAGGTTTTTCTAACTTAGATACAATTGATATGGATATGACGTCTGCATATATCGATACACTATATGGCAATGTTAGTATACCTAAAATAACCAACAGTATTTCTAATGCGCTCACAACAAGTACCATAACGTCCTCAAATGCGACGTATAGTATTATGTCAAATAATCAACCCGTAGTCAATAACGTCGATGTTCAAGATTTTGAATCTGTTTTTGATGGACTTAATGATACATACTGGTCTTATACTCATAACTCCCCAGAACCATCAGTGGTCGTGATGACATTAAATATACCAATTAATACTTCGTATAATCTGTCTAAAATTAGCGGATCATTATTGACATCAGCACCATGCGCGATCTATGTAACGGCAACGCCGACGGACATAAATAAGCCAGAGCAAATGAGATCACAAACCTCAAAAACAGATTATAATAGATTCTCTTTTACTATCCCAGCTGATTTTTATAGTAAAATAATGATAATTATTTACAAAACTGAACCAGATCAAATAGAAAATAATTCAATAAATCCCTATACATATAAATTCGGGATTAGAGAGTTAGTAATAAATGCAGACTACTATGATAAATCAGCAGTAATAGTTTCTGCTCCAATTTCAGTTCCAGTTTCAGACAATAATAAATTGACAATCAATTCAGTTTCAATTGAAACGAAAGATCAAATATTGTCTGGAACAGATATAAAATATTACGTTGCAGCCGATAGCACAAGTGCTAAACAAATTGCTGAGTTCAATTGGATACCTATTGAACCAACTTCATCGACTAACGCCACTGCACAAAAAATTGTCAACCTTAGTGGTTCAAGTGTACAATCAAGATACATAGGTGTTCCGGGTGAGGATTCAAGCTCTATTCCAATTAATCCTAATCCAGAAAATGTTAATGAGGCTAATCCAACAATTCTGCCTGGTACCGATAAAGAAGTGTACCGCATTGAGGCCGTCAATGCTAGCGATCAATTTATAGATCCATATATTTTAGCTGATTTAAATTGCTATAAGCACTATCATATAACGCCTGGAAATTCAAATGTAGAATATTATAAATCTTTAAATATTTGGACAGAAAAAATAGCCATTAATGATGATGTTAATGAATTAAATACAGATATTGTAAAAGACCAAATTAGCAATATAGCACCAGGGATATATGGTGTTAGAGTTGGTTTAATGGAAACAAAATTATTAACGACTAAAGAATATAAAGTATCTCACAAAGTTACAAAAAGTAGAGATGATTTTAATTTAGCAATATATTTAAATGGTACTCTGATAGCTGACCTGCCGTCCGGTGTAATTTCTTCTACTATTGAATGGAACTTTATTACTGGAATTAATAATATAGTTGTCACTTATGATAAGAATTTTTCCGGACTTATTAATTTTGATTTAATGTCTAATAAAAATTTGATAGATTATGGAACTATGTTCTTGAATTATTTCTCATATTTAGATCCCATGGAATTCAAAAGAAGATCAGATATAAGCGCTAATTTATTCACAATAGCTCCCTTTTATACAAGAAGAGAAATTTTGTCTTCAAGAGAAATCTCTGGAAAATCTTTGCTTAATTACTATTCGAATGCGTTAGATACGGTTACCGCCGTAAGATATAGGGCAGATTTAATAAGGCATGAAAATCCACTTCAAACTCCTTTAATAGATTCTATTAGAGTTAAATTTAAACATAATGATAGTTGATAAGAGGAAAAATGGCTACAACTTATAATAATCCAAAAATTACCCAAAGAATTAGGGAACCACTATTTCAAGTAAATAGGGTAAGATTTAGAGGAAGTAGAGAAAGTCAATGTGAAAATTTGGAAACTAATTTTCTACAATTAGATTTAACTAGAATATTAAATGAGCTAGAATCTATAGATATAGATATTTTAAATAAATTAAGTTACCTTATCGGAGAAACTGCAGATGTCACTAATGCAGTAAATTTAAATGATGGATTAACTTACTCTATAGATGATGTAAATATTTTTATAGACAAAGATGGTTCAGTGGAAGAAGCTTTAGAAATAGATGTAATGAATAAGATCAGTTCTAAACTTTCTCGTTTACTAAATAAAATACAAAGATTAGAGAATGGCAATTAATATGGCTGACATACTTAACACTAAAAAAAGAGACTATCAATATAACGGTCCTGTCGAAAGTTCTGATTACAATGAAAGAGTAGAAGAAAATTATAAAGATTTAGTTTATCTCTATAACAAATCTAACATTATTGACAATAAATTATCCCAGGCTTTTGAAAGAGTTATTAAAGATCATAAATTCTTATCCTCAGCTGTAGAAGATCTTACCAATAGAGTAAGCGCTTTAGAGGCTACATCCAATACTATTTCGCTGCACTCCTTTAGTCAAATAGATTATTCGACTCTAGTTGGTTCCTCATTCGCTGTATCTGGAACGGAACTTCTTAGCTTTGATCCTATATATAATACCATTTCTTTACCAAAAGTTTCTAGCGGTTCATTTTCTAAATTAAAATTCACTAGCCCAACTGCCGGTCAAGTAGTGCCAGAGTTTTTTAAGGCTAAAATAGATACAAATTTTGCAGGGGTAGATGGAAACGGTGCAGTTATTGATACTACACCAATTTATAATGCTATTCTAGATGCTCCTGATAAAGTTTGGAAAAGAAATGTAATAGTTGAGTCAACATCTATGGCTGGAGCACAGATGATGCTCTATGTAAAAATACCTGCAGAAGCAGCGGGGTCGCTAAAAACTAATATGATTAAGATAAACCCCTATCCTGCTTTTGGCGTAGATCTAGTCAGCATTGAATACAGTTCTAAGCAGAGTCCAGCACTAGCTGATTCTGATGGATGGACTCCCTTAAACAAAAAAGCATACTACAATGGAACCACAGAAGCCATAGGCAAAGTACCACCAGGAGGTTGGTCCACAACAGGCGCTGACACCATAAGAAATTGTCCACCCGTAGCATTCACTTTCCCAGATACTGATATAACTGCAATAAGAATCAAGTTTATTCAAAGAAATTATTTTACTGAACTCGGAAAAGCTATCTACACATATGGATTATCAGACCTGGATATCAGATATGAAAAGTTCTTATCAACTGGCAGAACAATTATTAAGTTCACTGCGCCAGACGGTGACGTTATTGAAAATGTGACTAACGTCACTCCTAAAATATATAATGTTCCCTCAAGCCTAATCAGCAGCGCGTTTAGTTATAGAATCATTTATAACGATTCTGGCACTTATACTCTAAGCAATCCAGGCGCCTCTAACTCGGTATGGGTAGAAGTTACTTTGAATATGCTAGATGACAAGACTGCCCCTGTGTTGACAGATTTAATTATTAATTATGAGTAATGTTTAAAAAAGCAAATTTTTCTGTACTATAAAGTCACGTAGTTTTCATAAGGAGAAAATAAATGGCCACTTTTTACGTAGGACCTAGACCAGTTTTAAAGGGTAGAACCACTGCTGGAATGGTCAATCCATATACATCAATGACAGGAAAAGCTAAGGGCACGGGCACTTACTCTTTCTATCCGCTATATAGCACAAGCCATGTTTTAGATGGCGCTCCTGACAATCATTTTGATCCAGGCACCGGTCAGTTCCCTGGCAACAGATTCTTGTCACAATTATTAAATGGTACCACTCTGTATATTCATCCACTATCTGGAACTTTCCAGGATGGTGCCGGATATGTTGGTGCAAGATTTAAGCCACAGGAATTCAAAGGCTTAGCTGGAGCATCTGCATTCCCTTCAACGTTTGGCCATGCACAGAATAGAAGTAACGACTACGCCTTATATGATAACTACATATTTGACGGTGTGCCTTCCGCTAATGTTTTTGCCAACACTGGACACGCTCAGCGCACGGAAGCACAGGGAGCCCCCTCATCTTTCGGGTTCTTCCAACCAAATGAATTCAAGGGTGTTCCTAGTACCGTGGTGTTTACTAGTGGTTACGGTCAAGCAAATACTACTGGAGATTATGGTCGTGAAAAGGTTAAGGAATTTAACGGAGTTGCTTCTGCGAAAGCCCTTTAAAGTGTTTGGCACCCCGCTCATCTTAGAGAAAGATGATAAAAAAAGTGGGGTTATAGCTTGGGGCGGTTTAGCCCTTGGTATTATAGCGTATGATATATATGCTATAAAGTCCAAAAAGATCGAAACATTAACTAGAGCTTTTTGGAGACATACAGAGAATAAATTAACAGGAAGTATATTCACAGGAGTGTGGCTAGGTTTAACTTTTCATCTTCTTATAGAGAAGCTAATTAGAAAGAATTTTTCCTAAGGTAGGTACTATGAATAAATTGCAAAAAGATATTTTAGAAAGAGCTATTTGGACAGCAGCGCAAGCTTTTATTGCTGTATATACTGTTGGTGGTGTTGATGAAATCAAGTCAGCAGCTACAGCAGCTGTTGCAGCAGCAATAAGTGTAGTTAAGGGTTTAGTCGCAACAAAAATGGGCGACTCCGAAAGTGCAGCAACTATCAAATAATCGTTAATCTCGTACAAGTCTCCAGCTGCCCATGCTATAATGATGTGCATGCAGGAAGTAAGAACTATAAGCAGCCCCGCCTCAATGGCGGGGTTGTCTTATTAATGTCAACCTTTTATACCTTTTAACCTGTTTATCCACTCTTATGAAGGATTCCAAATGTCAATGAAAGAAATAGAAGAAGCTATCAATAGCAATAGCCTTCCACTCTCTGTTGCAGAAAAGTACTTAAAACTGTACATAGCAGACATAAGTTGGTCAGAACACATCGCTGCCCTGTGGAAAAATTCAATGAACAAATTTAGTAATGAAACTGAAGCAAAAGATCACATTAAACGAGCGGTAGCGTGCGCTACTATACTTCCTCTAGTGGAAAATACTCCCATACCAGATCCGCCTAGTAACTTGTTATTTTGGTGTACTGCGTGGAAGCAGTTCTATAGAGACGATTGGTTTAAGATATTTATAGATGTTTTAAAAGAAGATCTTGAGATATCTAAAAATAGGAATAAAATAATAACACTTGGTGTCGTAGAACCAATTGATATAGCACCAATGACTAGACAGGCTTACAACTGGCTATATGAGTCAGCTGTAAGTCATGACTGCATAAATGAAAATAATCGTGAGGATATTGAAAATAAATTTAAGAACATTGTCAAAGCATACGGCGGTGCTGTAATATGTAATATGTTCGTAAATCATAAAGTGTTTGTTAATAAAGTATTTAATTGGCGAAGTGGATACTTTTTTGAAAAGCAAATACATAAGGTATATACATTGGACCAAATATCTAAAATAAAATCAACAGAGATAGCTAAAATAAACCCTAAATACATAAGAAAAATAGAAAATAAAATAGGAGCATAACAAATGGAAAATATTATTCTTTCAAAAGAATTCGTTAATTCATACGCAGATAAAAAAGCACCTTGGGGCTTTAATGGTTTAGGGGAAATAGTCTATCGTAGAACTTATTCAAGAGACATTGAATCTCTAGGTCGTAAAGAATATTGGCATGAGACAATCGAACGCTGCATTAATGGAGCCCAAGCAATTGGGGCGAATTACACGGAAGAAGAAGCAGAAAGATTATTCGATTACGTCTTCAATCTTAAAGGTATTTTTGCCGGTCGTTGTTTGTGGCAATTAGGTACACCCCTGGTAGAAAAAATGAGTGGTGTTTCTTTAGTTAACTGTTGGATGACAACAATTTCAAAGGTTGAAGATTTCCAATTTTTGATGGACCATTTAATGGTCGGCGGTGGAGTCGGTTTCACAGTTGAAAGAGCTAGCGTCCATGATTTCCCCAAAGTGCAAAATGTGGGATATGTTCGCCATGAAAAAACTAATGACGCTGATTTTATTGTAGGCGACTCACGCAATGGTTGGTCAGCCTTGCTTGGTAAAGTTCTTAAGAGTTACTTCGAAACTGGAGAGTCTTTTACCTATAGTACTATTCTAGTACGTGGATATGGTGCAGCTCTTAAGACGTTTGGAGGAACAGCGTCAGGCCCTGAAGTTCTTATCGAGGGAATTCAAAATATATGCGAGATTCTTAATGCTAGAGTTGGAAAGAAAATTCGTTCCATCGATGCCCTAGATATCGCCAACATAATAGGTAAGATAGTGGTAGCTGGCTCTGCTCGTCGCTCTGCTCAAATTGCCATCGGGGATCCTGATGACTTCCTTTTCTTAAAGGCTAAGAATTGGGGCAAGGGGGATATTCCAGCTTGGCGTGCAAACTCTAATAACTCAATTTACGCAGATTCATATGATGAAATAATTGATGAATTCTGGAAAGGCTATGATGGATCTGGTGAGCCGTATGGTTTGATTAACCGTAATTTGATTCGTAAGAATGGCCGACTTGGAGAAAAGGTTAATGACAATAAAGTTATTGGAACTAATCCATGTGGAGAAATTGGCCTAGAAGACGGTGAGCCTTGTAATTTGGCTGAAATTTTCTTACCCAATATTTCTTCTAAAGAAGAACTATTTGATGTTAGTGCACTTCTTTATAAGACTCAAAAAGCTATTACAACATTGGCGTATCCATACAAAAAGAGTCGAGATGTAATTGAAAGAAATAGAAGATTAGGTCAAGGTATTACTGGCTGGCTCCAAGCTACGGAAGAACAATTGTCTTGGGTTGACGACGCTTACAAGAATCTTAAAGCTGTTGACGAAAAGTGGTCAAATGAAATTAAGATTAATAAATCAATTAAATTAACAACGGTTAAGCCCAGTGGAACATTGAGTCTTCTAGCTGGAGTTACCCCTGGTATTCATCCAGCGTATGCACAATATTACATTCGACGCGTGCGCATGGGCAGCAACGATCCTTTGGTTAATTATTGTAGAGAAAAAGGTCATAAAGTCCAATATGATATTGGATTAGATGGCAAGGAAAATCATACAATTTGCGTAGTAGAATTCCCATGTGAAACACCTGAACACGCCACCTTGGCAAAAGAAATGACAGCCATACAACAACTGGAATGGGTAGTTCGCGCCCAAACAAGTTGGGCAGACAATAATGTAAGTGTTACAGTATATTATCGTAAAGAAGAGCTTCCTGAAATCCAAGAGTGGATGAAGAAAAACTACAAGAATAAGGTAAAGTCAGTTTCCTTTCTCCTTCATAGTGATCATGGTTTTATTATGGCTCCATATGAAGAAATTACATTGGACACATATAATAAACTAAAGTCAAAAATTAAAGATGGAATTAATTTTGCTGATTCCAGTAATATAGATTTATTAGATAGTCTTGAATGTGAAGGTGGAGCTTGTCCTATTAAGTGACAAATATCATGCCTGAAAAAGAAAACTTTGACAATGAAGATTTTGAAAAGATATTTACTGAAATTGTTAGTTCAGATGAATTAAAAGATATGTCAGATCATTTTGAAAAAGATGTAAAGCTTGGATTGAAGGAACTCCTTTTAATCCAGCAGTCCTTATCAGATGCCATGAGTCATATATCTGAAGTTCTAATAAATGCTGTAGATGGAGAAGAGCAACTAATAACTACTGGAGATAATGTTTACAGTAGTTTATTGTCTTCACTCTATAAAATATCTGAAGACTTTAACGAATGTATGATAGAATATTACTCTGATTTAGACATAGATGATGAAGGAGATGAAAATGGAATATGATTCAGTTAATGAACCTTCCATTAAAAAAGTTTTAGACAAAGGTTATGTAAGATTAGTGGACATAATGGGTTCAGACCTCAGTGTAGCTAATGCCGCGCGAGCCTCTTTTGCAAAAGAATCAACAACTTTATCTGCAGGAGATGCAAGATTGATTGATTACTTGGCAAGAGAAAACCATATGTCACCTTTCAGACATGCGTTTATGACATTCGAAATTAAGGCACCCCTAATGGTTGCCCGTCAGCATTGGAAGTATGTTATTGGATCTGATCATACTATGGATTCTTGGAATGAGTCTAGTAGAAGATATGTAACTTCTGAGCCTGAGTTTTATATTCCATCACAAGAAGAATGGAGACTAGCACCGGATAATAAAAAGCAAGGATCCGGAGGACCTCTCGATCCATGGACTGGAACGCTTTTATCTCAACAGCTAGAAGATTATATTAAACAGGGTGAAGCTCTTTATAATATGGCTATGGAAAATGGCGTAGCAGCTGAACAAGCAAGATTATTCCTTCCAGCATATGGGATGTATGTTATCTATAGATGGTCATGTAGCTTGCAGTCAGTAGCCCTATTCCTTAATCAGCGTCTTGAAGGAGAAGCTCAGAGAGAAATTCAAGACTACGCTCGCGCTGTTAAAGATCTAATTATTGATAAATTTCCTGTATCAATACCTTTGTTGACTGGTGTATCGTGATAATAGACGCAGTTAGAGTTATTTTATTTGTAGTATTTATTAATTGGGCATTTACGATGCAGTCCATGTCTCAATCAGCAACTATTGCAAAGAATAGGAAAATAACAATTACAATATCCATACTTGCTTCAGCAATTGCGGCTATATTAGTTCTATGACAGTTACAAGAAAAGACATTCAGTACATGCAGATGTGTACTGCCGTAGCTAATATTTTTTCTACTTGTGGAAAAAGAAAATATTCAGCAGTGTTAGTCGATGCGCAGGGACATATAGTTGGAGTAGGCTATAATGGTGGGCCTAGGGGTAAGAAACATTGTGAAGATGGCGGTTGCCCTAGACTAGCCGAGAAGTCACCTAGTGGATCTAACTATGATAACTGCATAGCAGTACATGCCGAAGCTAATGCATTACTTCATTCTGATTATTCTAGTAGACCAGAAAAAATATACATAAATGGTCCTCCATGTTTTTCTTGCGCTAAACTAATAGCTAATTCAACAATAAAAAATGTCTATTACTTATATGATGAATCTTATAAGGATTGGGACAACGTAAAGAAATTTTTATCAGAATGTTCAATCAATTTATTCGAGGTCAATAATGCCAGCAGCTAAACTGAATTATATGGTAGTATATAAAAATCATAGTCAAGTTTACGGATGTTCATCTAAAAAAATAGCACTCGATAGTCCTCCTCCTGAAGGAATGTCTTTGGAGGATAAGAATATATTTTTTGTAACATTTGAACCAGACACTGATAATATCTGTTTATATAAAGTAAGTAATGAGCAAGAAAGTAATGACAAGGAAGCAAATGAGTAAGAAAAAAATTTCAGTAAAATTAAATGTAGGGGAAACTGCAATAGTAGTTAGCCATGAGTTAGCTATGCACATAGCTGAAACATATGACTATTTAGCTACTGAACATCAAGATGAACATTCAGATTCATTTAGAGAAATAGCAGATCATATAAGATTTCAAGCTAATGAAAATCACTACAATGAATCAGATACTGAATATGAAGAATGGTAAAATTACTTTCTTGATTAGCTCTTTTCTTTTGGGTGTTTCAATTGCTAGAAATAAATCTATTAATTCTTTAAAGCCCAAGAAAAAAGATCCAACTGTGTATCAATATAAAAATAGATTGAAAGAGTTTTATGACTCCGATTTATTATTTGATATAGAACAAGAATTCTTGTCTTTAGTAGAATTCGGATTAAGTCCCACATCCGCTTTTGATGCGGTAATTGAATTTGGAGAAATAAATTGATAGATCTGTGCGTAATTAATTATAATACAAGACCATTGCTGAATAGGTTTTTAGACTGCCTACACAGTGATCTACATGATACCCCTAAGGTTTGGAATTTATATATAGCAGATAACGGTTCGCAGGACGACAGTGCTAGTTGGTTAAAATATAATTATCAAAGATATAGAATTAATAAATTCTATCACAATGATAATATAGGATATTCTGGAGCCTGCAATCAATTGGCAGCTGAAGGCTCCTCTGACGTGATTGCACTACTAAATGCTGACGTATGGATGACTAGTAGCTCTATGGTAAGAGCTCAACAAATTTTTGATGAGAATCCAGATATTCATATTCTTGGTCCTAAGCAAAGAGATGAAAATGGATTAATAACGCATGCGGGAATTGTTGGTACTAATACATCTCCAGCTCATCGTGGTTGGAGACAAAGCGATTTTGACGACCAGCTCTATAAAGACAGAGTTCCATGTGTTACAGTTTCAGGCTCTGCTTACTTTATCCGCAGAGAAGTTTGGAACGCATTAACAAATCACCCACAGTACCGAGAAATGTATCCGGATGCCGCAGGAGCTTTTCTCCCCACTCCCCACTATTACGAGGAGACATGGTGCTCCTATTTTGCAAGACACCTAGGCTATAATGTAGTCTACGATGGGAGTGTATCGATTGGCCATAGCTGGCACAAGTCTTCACCAGTTGGTGGAGAAGCAGATTCTAAGTTTAAAGAAAGTCAAGCAATATTTCGCAAAGCATGCGACTATATCGGAATAGAAAGAGATTAAGATGTCAGATAAATTAAATCCATGGATATATAACGCAGAAGTAAAAAAAGTTGTTGATGGCGATACATTTGATATTGTTATTGATTTAGGGTTCGATACTCTGAAAAGAGGTAGAGTTCGTCTTTATGGGGTAAATACTCCAGAGAGTCGCACTACGAATATTGAAGAAAAGAAAATGGGCTTAGCAGCAAAAGAATTTACTGATCAATGGTTAACAGCCGCTAGCCATAAGGTTAAGATAGAAACCATTATTGACAAGAATGAAAAGTATGGGAGAGTTTTAGCTCGAGTATGGAATGCAACCGGAGAGTGCCTCAATGATGCTATAATAGCGTCTGGTCTTGCTAGAGAATACTTTGGCGTAGGCGACAAAACATTCACCGAATTTAAAAAGGATTGAAGTGCAGACATTTCTACCATACGCAGACTTTAAGAAATCTGTAGAAGTATTAGATTATCGTCGTCTTGGAAAGCAACGTGTTGAAACATTCCAAGTCCTCAATATACTCCTAGAAAGAACATCCACAAAAGGCTGGAGAAATCATCCAGTAACATTGATGTGGACTGGTTATGAATCTGCTCTAAAGTTATATCAAAATATGACTATCCGAGAATGGGCCAATAGAGGATATAAGAACAATATGCAGTATGAAGAGATAGATCCAAGCACTGTAGTAATGCCAGCTTGGTTTGGTAATGAAGAATTCCATAGATCTCATAGATCAAATCTTCTTCGTAAAGACTTTAAATATTATTCGCAATATTTTGACGAACCAAATGACTTAGAATACTATTGGCCAGGATTAGTATATGCCGCTTAAAGTATTTCTTTCCGGAGCAATTGAGGGGGTTGAGGATTATGGACGCTTTTGGCGTAAATCCGCAACTAAAGGACTGCATCTTGCAGGCTATGACGTATTAGATCCAACTACTATTGTAGATCAAGGGTACGAAACACCAGAAGAAATTGTTGAGAAAAATTTGTTCATGCAACGCAGAGCAGATATTATTCTGGTAGAATATATGTTACAAGATCGCGCATATATAGGAACTGACTTTGAATTGGCTTGGGCTAAATTCAATAATCAGCCAGCAGTAGTTTTTTGCTGTGACTCTAATAAGAACAGAGTTTACCTAAAGTATATGGCAACGAAACTTGCATCAACAATGCAAGATGCGATAGAATATATCGCAACCAATTATCCATCAAATTAATGAAAGGTAATACCAATGTCAGATAACAAGTTCAAGTACTTCACAGTAACAACAACTTCGCTCGTGAAGGCTAACAACAAAACAGACGCAGAGAAGATTGCAACAAGTTCAAGCAATCGTCGTTCATCTCTTGGAGAGATGCTCTACAGAGAAGTAGAGACTGAGCGAATCTCGGCTGTTGAGGCTCGTGAACAGATGGTCGACTGACCTTCGTCAATAAAGTCTCTAAGTAATTATTGGACAGAGATTGAGGGGGATAAAACCCCCCTCAATCTCATTTAAAGGTAAGGAAAAAAAAATGATCATTGCACAAATGATTGGTAGAAATGAATCTTCTAGATTTTTGGAAGATGTTTTGCAAAGATTGTCAACTCAAGTTGATAAAATAATATTTACAGATGATTGTTCAACTGATAATACTCCTGAAATAGCAGCAAAGTACGCTGAAGTTTTTCAAACACCTGAACAACTTTTCAATGTTCATGAAGGAAAATTAAGAGCCTTTGCCTGGGGTAATCTGGAAAAATTTGCTAGTGTTGGAGATTGGGTCGTAGCTATTGACTGCGATGAAAAGCTTTATCATTTAGATGACGCTCCAATTAGAGATGTTTTAAATACATCTCCTTTTGATGTAGTGAATGTCCGCTTCTATCATATGTGGAATGAAACTCAGTATAGAGTTGATAAACTATGGACACCAAATAATAGTACTAGAATATTCAGATACCTAGAAAATGGTGGGTTCAATAATAGGCAGCTGGCGTGTGGATCTGAACCTACTTATGTAGGTGATATGATCGCTAGAAAAAATTACTGGGTTGGTTCTAAACTCGTAATGCAACACCTTGGCTATATTAGAGATGAAGATAAAATTTCTAAGCATCAGCGATATTCACAACTAGACGGTGGAGCCTTTCATCAATTAGATCATATCAATTCAATCGTAGATGAAAAACCAGTTTTGATTAACTGGGGTTCATTCGGAATTTAATAGGAGATAAAATGACATTTCTTAATCCAACAGATTCACTTAGAAATCTTACTTCGGCAATGGGTAAAAAAGAAAAGTTTAGTTACATTAATGTTCCTAAATCTTCTATAGTTGCTTTAAGTAAGAATAGTGAGAATCCGTTTCCAGCTAATTTTGCTAAGAATATTATCTCTTCATTAAAAAATAATGACAAGAGAATTATGAAAGCAATTTCCCACACTCTAGTTTCCGACATTGAAAATGGAAGACACTTTAAAATTGGATTGAACAAAAACTTTGAATATTACTATTCAAATGTATTTGAATACTTTTATCTGAATAACAAAGATGCCTATAACGCAGTAATTGATTTCTATATTAGAAATACTCCAAAAGTTATCGTCACACTCCATGATAAGAAACTGGCTCAACGCCACTTTGGATTTGATACTCATATTATCAATGTTCCATATAATAATTATCATGAAAAATTAGATAGCGTCTACGCACAGTTGGCCGAAATGGAAAACGAAGTAGATTACTGCCTTTTAGATTGTGGTGTTTTTGGCTTAGCTTTGATGAATAAAATGTGGGATAATCTAAATATATCCATAATTGATACTGGCAAAACTTTGTCATTGAGCAAGGTTGCATTTCACAACAGTACTAATGAAAGATAATTATAAAAAAATACAAGATGATGATATTGAATTTTTAGTAGATCTTTTATTTGATACCAATTATTCAATAAATCAAATAGCAAAAGAACTTGACGTTCCAATATCTGAGATAAATAAAAAGATTAATTATCTTGGATTAAATTGGTTAAAAGATTCTAAAAAGAAAATGTCACGTGGTCAAACTGCTCTGACAATGATAATGAAGAAACTTTTGCCAGGAGAAGACGTAGTTAATGAATTCCATATTGGCGAGAAACTTCGACTAGATGTCTATTGCCCCTCATATGGAATAGCTGCTGAATACCATGGCCGTCAACACTTCTTTTATACATCTAGATTTTTTGAATCAAAATATGAATTTGAAGAAGCGCAAAGAAGAGATATCATTAAGGCACAGTGGTGCAAGGATAATGGAATTGCGTTAATTGTTTTCCGCTATAATGACTCTTTAACTGAGAGCAGCGTGTATAATAGGATGCTGGAAGCTATTAGAAGTAGTCCAGATAGCAAGAAAGATAATAATAAAGCAAGTATTACAACTTCTAATTATTATCAGGAAATGAAAAAGAAAAATTCAGAGTATAAAAAGAATCTTTACCGCAAACTAAAAGGCTCTAAAAATTGATGGCACTTGAAGATATAGAAGAATCACAAGAAACTCCACTAGAATACCAGGCATTCGCACTCTGCTTGAAAGAGCAAGGTGCGATATCCTATTTTGACGAGAATCTTTCACAAGATATAGTTGGTATGATTCATGGGGAAAAAGGAATCCATGAATTTTATGGTGCGCTCCTTGGTTTTTATCGAGCAACTAATTTAGACATAGTTGATCCAATAGCTTTTAAGTCATGGCTGTCTAGCGAGACAGATATCTATGACGCACTTGGCGGTTCTTCCGGCGTAGGTATAATGATAGATTATATTCTTAGTCTGGATTCTTCTACAAAAGAATCAGTTGTTGAATTAATAAAGCATAAAGCAAATAAGCGTAAACAAATTCTTAATCTTCAAGAACTTCAAATACTTATTAACAAAAAAGGTTTGAAATCACAAGAAGATATTAATCGAATTAATGATTTGACATCCTTAATTAAGGATCTTGAAAATCAAATTAAGTACGACCCCTTTAGTAAATTGACTACAGCTAATGACATTCTAAATAGAGCTGATCGTTTGCTAGACATACCTGATTTTGTGCCAACGCAATTTAAAGCCCTCAATAGGGCTATGGGATACACAGATGAGGGTGGATTCTTTAAGGGCGCTGTACACGCAATTATCGCACCCTCAGGCAAGGGTAAGAGTACCTTTGCTAAGTGCCTAGCTAATAATTGGCTGGATACTGGCTATAGAGTTTTATATGTAAACTTTGAAGAAGCCTTAGGTCACTGGGAGAGAATTCTTATGACCCAAATCATTGGTGAAAATGTTTATTCAGAAGCTCATAAATGGAGCGAAGAAAAGAAACAGTTTTATTTGGCTAAATTTAAATCAAAACTTGAAGAGTGGGGGGATAGATTAATGGTCCGCCATGATCCTGAAACTCCATATTTTGAAGATCTTGAATTTTGGTTAAGAGATTTGATAGGTCATACTGGAGACATGCCAGACGTAGTTATCATCGACACTATCCAATCTATGTTTACTCGTGGCAGTGGCAAAGGTAAGCCAAGATGGGGCGAGTTTGAAGAAATGATGGTTAGATTAGAAAAGCTTGCTAGAGATATGAACTGCGCCATGATCATCACAGCTCAAGAAAACTCAAACAGAATGAAAGAAAAAAGAGAAGTTGTTCAGCAGTCAGATACAGGTGGATCTTTGGCCATCCAGCAAAAGTGCGCAGTTACAATTTTCATCACAGAAAAACGTTTGGCTTCAAATGATGAAACAGAAGATGAAAATATAATGCAGCTTCAAATACCTAAGAACAGAATTACTGGTTCTGCATTTATGTATGATCCACCTTTAGTGAGATATAACGATGCAAAAAAAATCTATGAAGATTATGAAGTCATTAGTGATCAATCATACTCAGAGTCAACAGATCTTCAAGAACTATTAAGTGGAGAAGGTTTTGACTAATGCTAGAATTAAACGTAGAAGCAATTAAAGATTTTCAAACTTGTGAAAGATTATACGATTTTAGATATCGTGATAAACTTCCTGAAAAAGTATATTCAAGAGATATTTACACTGCTAAATTTGAATCAACTATTAAGAATATTATCTATTTCTTTTGGTTCAAAAAGCAAGCAGGCATAAGTCCATCTTATGCATCTCTCTTAAATAGGTGGGAAAAATTATGGTTCCCAAAAAATGTCGATCATTATGACATAGTAACCGAACAGCATGAAAGTATGTATGGAAATATGGCTAGCTTGACCACAAAAGCAGCGAGCATACTCCTCATGTTTCATGAAACTTATTCAGACGCAGATATGATTCCTCTAGCTATATCTGAAGAGTATATAGCAATTATTAACAAAGAAATTAAAATAGTAGATAAATTTGATTTAATAATTAGAAAAGATAATAAAAATTATGTAACAAAACTTCTTTTTAATTACAAGACAAACCATAGGCACATGTATCAGGTTGATTTCTCTGCCATGTATATGGGATTTCAACTTCGTCATCCAAGTCGAGTTAGTGAAACTAACTTTGGTTATATCGATCTAATGTCAAATAGTTTAGATTTTATAGAATATGAAATTAATAGTGAAGACATTGACTCGCTGGAGTACTGGTGTGATACAATGTGTCACAAAGAAACCTTTGTACCAAGAAGAGGCCTAACAGCTTATTGTAAAAAATGCCCGCACGACGACGCATGTTCTAAATGGATTGGATGGAAATAATGAGTAAAAGTATTTTAGATGATATTCTCAAAGAAGATACAAGTAGTCAAATTATTCAAGAAGATGAATACTTAGCTCCTTTATTGGAAGAAATTGCATTAATAGATGATGAAGGAATTAAGTCATTTGTTAGATCGCTTTTATTGAAAGCTAGTACATTTTGGGAAATACCATCTAGTTTTTCTGGAAGATATCATCCACCGGATGAGCATGGCCCTGGTGGGAATGTCCTGCATACCAAAAGAGTTATTAGAGTTGCGGAAATAATATCGGACTCTTATGCATTAAGTACAGAAGAAAGAGATCTTATAATTGCAGCATGTCTGTTGCATGATATTACTAAAGGAATTCCATCTGAAGAAAGTGGAATGTTTCACTATGACCCCATGCATCCTTATACTGTTAATAAATTTGTAGCAGACTGTATCCGTCACGATAAGGAATATGCTAATGATAGTCATTCTTCTACATTGTTTATTTCTGAAGAAAATGTACAGAGCATATTGAGACTAGTTAGATGCCATCTAGGTCCTTGGTCACCAGTCCCAGAAACATATCCAATAACTTACATGGATTACATAGTTCACTTAGCTGATAATATTGCCAGTAAGGTACATGTTGTAATCGAAGATAGTCAATTAATCAATGACAGATGGACAAATGAATAGTAGAATATCAAAGAGAATCTATATAATTTCTATATTAGAAGATATAATTAAGGAATCAGTCTACTATAGAAATAATTCATTTAATTTGAAAAAAGAAAATCGTATTGTAATCGCCAATATTTCTAACGAAGAGTCTAAGGCAAAAATACTATGATAATCCCAAATGATCCAGATAAATTTTTGTCTTCTTGGAAGTATCTAGAGACAGCAAAGTACGTACAAAGTTTAGGTAGAGTTATTCGTCAAAAGGACGGAGACAATACTCTATTCATAGAAGCTAAAGATAAAGAATCTTTTCGTCAACAGAATGGGAATGTTGGCCTTTACACTTCTATCTGGCACTATAATTCCACTGATCTCGATAAAGCTATTAGATTAGGCTCGTTATACTTTGACATAGATAACAAAGATCCACAAGAATCATATAGTGACTGTACGAAGTTATATAATTATCTTATTAATTATATTCCAAAGTCAGCCGTACTTGTATATTTTACTGGCAAAAAAGGCTTTCACATAGAATGTGAAGCTATTACATTGGGTATTAATCCATCCAATAATCTTCCTAATATCTTTAGATTTATAGCTTCAACCCTAAAGGATAAGCTTAAATTAGAGTCACTTGACTTTAGTGTGTACGATGCTAGAAGAATGTGGCGCCTAGAGGGCAGTAAGCATCAAGATACAAATCTATATAAAAATTTAATACCAGAAGATATTCTTCTTCAGGGCATGGATACAATAACGAGTTACTGCACTACACGCTCATCCAATGAAGTATCAGAACAAAACTTTAATGCCAAAGCCAACGAATGGTTTAGAGAATTTACTTATGATATGGAAATAGAAAAAGAAAAGTCAAAAGATTTTATTGGCTACTTTAACAAGTACGGCTCAACTGCATTCAAACAAATGAATGTTAAAGAAAAAGAATTTACTCCTGATAAACTATTGAAAAGCTGTACATCAATAGCTAGACTTCAGCAACAGGCTATTGAAAAGAAATATCTAGAGCATGAGGCAAGATTGTTCCTATGTTCAATCTTGACATATAACGAAGAGTCAATAAAATTTCTTCATGGTATCTTAAGCAATTGTTCAGACTATAATGTTGAAAAAACTAATAGCCACATAAACGATTGGATTAAAAGAAGAGAATTGGGAATTGGCGGAAGACCTTACACGTGTGAAAGAGCTAATTCTGCAGGTGTTGGATGTGGACAATGTTCACTGGAGAAAAAAAATAAATGGGTAAAGATAGGGGACAAGTATGTCGAAACACAAGAACAGTCCTCTCCATCCCCGGTGCGTTTCGCATATAAATTAATGGACAAAGGAGGTGAACATGCCTGAGATAGAAGATACAGATGATGTTATTGGAGTCTGCTCTGAATGCAAATCAGATCAGCCGGAAAGATATATGTATAATAGCCCCTTTGCTCAAGAAGGTAAACCAGTGCCGTGCAAGTATTGTGGTGGAGTGGTAATTATTACATATCGAGAAGTAAGAGATAGCTCTTTAAAAGGTTCAGATAAGAGTAGAGGAATTTAATGAAGAATTGGACTAACCTCCATAACCATACAGTCTTTTCAATGTTAGACGGTCACGGTGACATAGAGCAGTACTTAACTAGAGCTAAGTCCTTGGGAATGAGAGGCTTAGCTACTACCGATCATGGAAACATACATTCATGGTTAGACTTCTATGACGCTGGAACCTCTATTGGGGTTAAGCCAATTCTTGGTTCTGAATTCTATCAAGCTAGAAAAACTAGATTTGATAGAGATCCAGAAGAAAGATCTGGACCATCACAAAACGAGTGGGAACAAAGAGGTCCCTATCATATAACTATTTTAGCTAAAAACAAAGTTGGCTATAATAATATTATCAAAATATCTTCTAGATCTTTCTTAGAGGGATATTATGTTAAGCCACGTATTGATCATGATTTAATAGCAGAACACTCGGAAGGAATTATTGTTCTTTCGGGATGCTTGAATAGTGAAGTATGCCAGGCATTGCTAAGAGACGATTACCAATTTGCTCTTGCATCTGCAAAAAAAATGCAAGATATTGTTGGTAAGGAAAACTACTTTATCGAAGTTCAAGATCATGGTCTTGGAGAGCAGAAAAAAGTATTTAATCAACTAGTGCAGATAGCGGAAACTATTGGCGCAAAAGTTGTTCCAAGCGGTGACTGCCACTATGTGCATAAGCACGATGCAAGATCTCATGACATCATGTTGTGCGTAGCAACTAACGCAAACATACATACTCCAAACAGATTCTCATTTACTGGAGAAGAATTTTATCTTCAATCATATGATGAAATGTCTTCTAAATTCAATCCAGACTGGCTAAAAAACAGTATGGACGTTTGTGACATGATTGATTTGAATCTTTCTTTTGGAGATATTCACTTCCCCGACTTTCCTATTCCAACTCTAGAGGCACCTATGGATTACTTCGATAGATTAGCTTGGAGCGGCCTAAAGGAAAGATACGGCGATCCCTTACCTGCTCATATTGTAGATAGAGCTAATCACGAAATACGTGTCGTAAAAGAAATGGGATTTACTGAATATTTCTTAGTCGTATCAGATCTAGTTAATTGGGCTAAGAATAACAATGTCAGAGTTGGTTGGGGACGAGGCTCTGCAGCAGGCAGTATTCTCTCCTACGCATTTAAAATTACAAATCTAGATCCAATTAAGTTCGGATTAATGTTTGAACGATTCCTTGTTGAGGGTCGAAAATCAATGCCCGACATCGACCTTGACTTTGATGATAGATATCGTGACGAGGTAATTAACTATGCTAGAACAAAGTATGGGTCTGACCACGTTGCCCACATCTGCACATTCAACAAGACAGGTGCGAGACAATCTATTCGAGATGCAGCTAGAGCCTTAGGTTATGATTTTGCCGGTGGAGACGTAGTAGCAAAACTTGTTCCTCCGCCAGTATTGGGCATCTCAAAAAATCTTTCGGAATGTATGGAAGTTGAGGAATTTAAACAACTATACGAGAAAGACTCAGATGCTAAAACTATTGTAGATACGGCATTTGGGCTGGAAGGTTTAGTAAGACAAACTGGCATACACGCTGCTGGTATAGTTATATCTAGAGACGCACTAACCGAATACCTGCCTATTATGCGCAAGGGTGTGGACAATCCAATCATTACACAATGGGACATGGGTAGAGTCGAGCAGTGTGGCCTTTTAAAGATTGACTTTCTTGGTCTAAGAAACCTTGGAGTTATTGATTCATGCATCAAGTTAGTCCATAAGCGTAAAGGCGAACTTATTGATGTTGATAAAATTCCGCTTGACGACGCAAAAACTTACGATGAACTATGCAAAGGTAATTGCGCCGGAGTCTTTCAACTTGAATCATCGGGCATGAGACAATTAATGATGCAGCTTCAACCACGTAACGTAGAAGACATCATGGCATTGATTTCATTGTATAGACCAGGTCCAATGGGATCTGGAATGGATAAAGAATATATTGACCGTAAACATGGTCGTAGTCAAATTAAATATGAGCATCCAAAATTAGCTAAGGTACTAGCACCGTCCTTAGGGATCATGCTGTATCAAGAGGATGTTTTAGGCGTCGCTAGAGAATTAGCAGGCTTTACTTCCGCAGAGGCTGATGATTTAAGAAAAGTTATTGGTAAAAAATTAATGGATAAAATTGCCAAGATGCGATCTATGTTTGTCGAGGGATGTGTTCGAACATCTGATATGTCAGAAACTTTAGCTAATAAAATTTTCTCAGATATTGAATACTTTGGTGGATATGGATTCAACAGAGCACACGCCGCAAGCTATGCCATGATTAGTTATGTCACTGCTTATCTTAAGTCGAATCATCCAACAGAATATATGGCAGGACTCATGTCATCAGTAGTTGGAAATAAAGAAAAGCAAGCATTCTATTTATCGGACTGTAGAAAATTAAATATAGAAGTGTCCCCACCATCAATTAATAAATCTGGGATTGACTTTGAAGTAGTAGGAGATACATCAATCGTATTTGGACTTTCTGCTGTAAGTGGCATTGGGCAATCGATAGCTGATGCAATAGTCAACTGCAGAAACACTGAAGAGCCATACACAAGCATTGTGGACTTCCTCAGAAGATGCGATCCGGTAATCCTGAAGAAGAGTACGTTGGAACATTTAGCAGCTGCAGGGGCATTTGATGAATTAGTGAATATAGATTTAGGAGAATATCCTAGACTACAAGAAATAGAAATGCTAGAAAAAGAAAAAGAAGAACTTGGAATATATGTAACCAGTCATCCTATTATGGGAATATGGGACATACTTTCTAAAAAAGTTGATTGCGAAATAATTGAATTATCTGAGTATCAAGTCGGATCAAATATAAAAGTCGGGGGAATAATTACAGCCTCGAAAAAGATAATGACCAAAAAGGGTCAGAAGATGTTCAAGATATCAATAGAAGATATTTCTTCAGATGTTGAAGTAATTATCTTTCCCAACAATGCAAAAAATATAGCGGACGATTACTTTAATAAGGGTGATGTAGTAATTATATCTGGAACCTTAAATAAAGAGGGCGACGAAGAAAACTCCACATGTAAGTTATTTTTCTCATCATGTGAAAAGGTAGATGCCCACCTATTTGCCACAGGTAAGGCAATAATTTTTAATGTAAAAAAGAATATATCCACTTCGACTATAGATAAGATTTATGATATAATTGATTCGTCACGAGGTGATCGTCCTGTATTCTTACAGATATTGGACGGTAAACATAAATTTATTTACAAATACAAGATAGAGGCATCCCCTAAAGTGGAAGATGCGATTAGACAATTAATTGAATTGGAGCAATAAATGTCAGCAGATAGACCTTCAGTTAACCCTACAGATAGATGGTGCTGGGTGTTTTGCCCGTCATGCAATAGGTGTCAAGATAAAGGAAGATATACAAAATGTAATGGGTGCTCAGGTCGATACGATCCGGAACTTATTATCAAAGCAGACAGTGAAGATTTCTGTGATTGCAAGAATGGAACTCTGAGATGGAAAACCCAGCAGGGTAGACTTGTTATGACTAAGTTTAAATCCAATCCATTTAAGAGCCAAGTTAAGTATGAAAAGAAATCAGATGATGAACGCGATTGGGACTCATATGTCAAAGATATGAGAGAAAAATTAAATGATCCTAATTGGGATCCCATAACTTATTACGAGGATTAAAAATGAGCCAGAACTTTCCAGCAGTTGTTGAAAAAGGTAATATTAAATTAACAGAATACACTGATTCAACTTACAATTATGATGACAAATTATTCTTACAGTGCACCTGTGTTGGATTCTATCTAACGCAGAAAGAATTAAAAGACCTATACACAGTTGTGAGTTATTATCTAAATGTAGATGATATTACTGAAGTTAAAGTATCCATAGGGGGCGAAGATGTGGCCCTATGAAGAAGATGATCATATGGAAATAGGTGAAAGTGGTTGGGTGGCAATCGGCCAGGGCGCTTATATAAACAAACTCAACAATCACACTATAGATGAAATTGGAAGAGAATTCGATGAAAATGGTCGACTAATATACGATCCCAATGAAGAACAGTAGGAATATTTTTGAGTTCTATATTAATTAAAAATTATGATAGCTTAAGTGATTTAGAAAAATTAAGTTTAGTAGATTTTTCATACTCTAGAATAGATACGTACGATCAATGTCCGTCAAGATACTTCTACTCTTATATTAAGAAAGAACCAAGACAGTTTAACGCGCCAGCTGCTCTAGGAAATATCGTCCACGCTGTTCTTGAAAATACCTTAGAGAATAATAAAGTCTTAGACTTAAATGAACTTCAGGAAGAATACAAAAATAATATTCCTATTTGGGATCCAAATCAAGAAATAGCTCCAGATCTTATTTCTGTTGGATCAATTATATTAAATGAATTCTATGATCAAAATGTAGATAAAGAATTTTCCATATACGATAAGGAAATGTCTTTTTCTTTTATCATAGGGTCATATAGGATAATTGGCTTTATAGATAGGGTGGACATTATTGGCGATAGAGTTAACATAACAGACTATAAAACTGGTAAATGGGAAGTTGCACAGAAACACGTGCACTCAAATTTGCAACTCGGTATATACGCCCTTGCACTTCATAATATATTTCCAGAAAAAGAAATCTATGCTGAGTTGTATTATTTAAGATCTGGAAAAAGAAAAGGTCATCTTTTTACTGAAGAAGATATTGAAGAAGTTAAGAATAAACTGATTGATACTATTCAAAAAATAATGGTTGATCAAAATTTTACCCCTACTGCCAATAGCAGAGTGTGCTCTTACTGTGATCACGCCAAATCAGGTGCTTGTCCAACCGGTGTTTACAGAAATAAAAACAATAGTTACAGAAAATAGAAAAGGGGCTGGTTTCCCAGCCCCAATTCTATACGTAGTTTTTAAAAAGAATCAGAAAGTTGAATCTGAATCGATAGCAAAATCGAAATCATTGAACTCTGTGACTACCTTAACGGCATCGCCGTAGTCATAACCGAGGTCTACAACCAAGTCCTCGATAATCTCGTTGTCAATGGTTTCAATTGCTGTGTTGATGATGTGTGTTAATGTGTTCATGGTGATTAGTATACTTCCTTCTTAGTGGTAATGCAAGTCGTTTTGCATATTTTTATTTTTTAGTGTATAATATATATACGCTTACAGGCATTAAGGATATCATAATGGAACTACATGTTGTCAAGGCAGAAGACTTTTTTTTGGAAAAATCTTCTTTTAAAAAACAACCTAATTTGAATAACATCAGAAACAGGCAGATCGATAAAGTAATCCTAGAGGATGATGGGGTCTTCACAAGAAAAAAGGGTAACGCGTACCAATACACTAAGACTGGATTCAGGAAAGATATAGAACTTAATGTTAGATCCAGCTGGGAAGCTAACTTTGTTAGAATCCTAAATATCTATAAAATAGAATTTAAATTTGAGCCTACTGTTTTTTCTTTCCCAATAAAAAGGGGAACAAAGGGTTATACTCCTGACTTTTTTCTAGAACGAAATGGTGAATGGGTAGAGATTAAAGGCTATCTAGATGATAAAAGTAAAATTAAATTAAAAAGATTTAAAAGGTATTATCCTGATGAATTTAAAAAAATGACATGCGTCATAAGTAAGTACTCAAACGACGCAAAGAATTTTATGGCTGAGATAGAAGTTCCTCAAATTGTCTTCTACGAAGACATAAAGGTTTTTTATAGTCAGTACATAGTTAACTGGGAAGGTAAAAAATGACAGCTTACAAGGAGCAATATTACTCTTTAGAAGAGAATGAAATGCAAGACCTAATCGCTAAGGCCAAAAAGGGTTCAGCAAAAGCACAAGAAGAATTATTAAAGGTATTCAGTAATTTTTTAACTAAATATATTTCACTATTATATTATGGAAAGTTCAACCTGAATGACTATGACATACGAAGGTTTATTTCTTTGTTCATCAAGGATTCAGGAACACGCTTTGCTCTCATGAAGAATAAAATGAGTGGATCCAATATGCGAGTAATAAATGAATGCATGAGAGGTATTCATTATATGGCAAAAAGGTACGGAGATGAAGAGGATATTAGACAGACAGTATATATGACCTTCTTTCAATGCATAGGAAGATACGAAAGGAAGGATTCAGCTAAAGGTCCAATTCCCTTTAGTGGTTTCTTATATAGCTATTTCTTTTATTTGTTAAAAAAGAACGTAGATACATTTCTTATTGATCAATTAGGCAGGAAGACATTCCCATTATTGGACGACGATGCCACTAATGATGAGGGCGATGAGAACTATGTAATTGGTTTTAAAGCAGATCCAGTGGAGTATAGTATGGAACAGTTATTAGCTGCAGATAAAATTGATGAATTTTGGGTCTTAGGCGAGAAAAACATTGCGCCATTTGATAGACTAACAGTGCAAGAAAGACAGCTTTTAAAATGGAGATATGTAGATGGACAACGATCCAGTGAAATATCTCAAAAAGTTAATGAACATCCGAATACAGTTAGAGAGCATTTATCTAAGATTAAAAATAAAGTAAAAGATTTAATTATAGAAAATGATCTGAGTGAATACGCAATGCTAATTAATATGGAGAAGAATTAATGAACCTACAATCAATGGAAAAACTGCAAGAGCTATTGCAGAATTTTCTTGGACCTCAATTAAAAGAGGTTATCGAAGCATACGCTGACGTAGAAAAAAGTAGTAAATATTTTGTAGAAATTCCAGAGGTTGACATCATAGATCTAGGAATAGATACTATTGCATCACTGGTTGCTCGCACATCTAACGTCTATGGTAGAGCAGCGCGCTTTGCCGGAATGTCCAGAGCACAATATAAGATCATAGAAGGTAATTATAAAAGAGTCTATAAATCAAATAGAGCTGGAAAGAATGAAGCTGAAAGAGAAGCCTCAGCCATGGCAGCAGCAGAGTCACAGCATACTGAAATGATCACCTGTGAAGCAATTATGAGCCTAGCTGAGGCAATGGAAACATCAGCTAGAATAGCATCAGAATCAGCTAGAAAACTAATGGACAAAATGCAGGCCATGCAAGTAGCTGCGTTTAGAGAAGAAAAAGGTTCCTATCAGGAATCGGATTTTAGTACCTACTAAAGGACAAACAATATGTTTATCGGTCATTATAAAAGTTTGAATACATCTGAAGAATTTTATTCCACAGAAAAAGAAGATCTCAATTTTCCAACACAAGTTGAATATAAAAATAATAAATATCTATTAACAAAAACAATTCAGATATCATCAAGTCTTAAAAAGAATCTAACAGAAGTAGCAAAAAGATTTAATATAGATTATGATGTAAAGGTTGATTGAAAAAGTGTTTAAGTTTTTAAGATTGGCTTTTTATTTATGAACATAGAAGTATTTTGCGATGGAGCATCTAGAGGACAAGGTCAAAAAAAGGTCGGAGAAGCTGCATGCTCTGTCGTTGTTTATCGCAATAGAAAAAAGATAGCACAGTTTGCCAGAGGCCTAGGTCCTAGGACTAACAATGAGGCAGAGTATGAGGCCGTAATAGCTGGACTGCTAATATGTTCCATGGCTGATCTCATAGACCCAATCTTATATACAGACTCAGCTGTTGTTGCTAATCAGGTTAATGGTAAATGGAAGTGCAAGAGTGCAGCTCTGATCCCCTTGCTGATGACTATTGAGGAAATTAGAGATGAATTTAATTTTCGGGTTATTCAAGTTAAAAGAACATTTGTTTGGGAACCAGACGCCTTGGCAAATAAATTTTTAGATGAATTAGAAGTAAGAAAAGAGAAAATAAATAGGATATGAATGGTATAATATGGATATGATTAAAGATAAAAAATTTTATAAAGATTATCCGATAGTTATTGGCCTAGCAGGTAAGGCAGCAACTGGAAAAACATCAGTTGCAGAAAAGATAGTCCCTAAAGCAGAAGTCAGTCCTGTTTCAAATCACGTTAAATGGGATCACTTATTTTTTGCCTTACCACTTTATGAACTAGCGTCAGTGAAAAAGAACTCACTTGGCACTAGGCAAAAGGACCGTCAACTATTCTCTATTCATCAAACAGTATATGATATCTTTGGCTCAAATGCCTTAGGCACTATTCCAGATTATGATATGTTTTGTCAGTTAGTGAAAGATATCTACAATTTGCCCATAGAGCCTGAGGGCTATAAGCCTAGATCTTTCCTTCAAAAAGCAGGAGATCTATGCAGAGCGTATGATGAAGAATGCTTTGCTAAGTGGGGGATATTGAAAGCTAATAAATTATTCAGATCTCATATGAGAACTCCAGAGTTTGAAGATCAAGATATGCCAATGGCTATCATTATCTCTGATGTTAGATTTGAGAATGAAGCTAAGAAAATACTTGATCAACCCAACGGATTAATCATTTGCTACGAGGCATCTGACGAAGTTAGAAATGAAAGAATGATGCGTCGAGACGGTCATGAAATGACGCCCGAGCAAATGAATCATAGATCAGAACAAGAAATTGATTTGATAAAAGAAAAAGCCTCTGCTATAATTAATACCGACAACTTAAACATAGCGGAACAAGCATTAGCTACTACAAATTTAGTTCAAACTTTTACGGACGTGTATGCCTAAGATATCAAAAACAGCAATGGAGCAGTCATTAGACTCTCCCATAGACCAGGTGGTGAATATTTTGAGTTCAGAAATATCTATTTCAACTAATCCAGTATTTATATGTGGAGTAAATAGAAAAATTAACATTGGTAATTTTGAGAATATCGACGTATACGCAGGTATTACTTTACCATTGAATGAAGTTTCTTTGGAAGATAAAGATAAATTAACTGAAATGATCGAAGCTGCAGCTTCATATGGCTTTTCAATTGTTTCAAAAGAAACAGGCGAAAGATATCAGTTGATTAAAGAATCACAACAAGGAAAATAATAAACAATAGTTAGCTAACAAATATGGAAAAGGATAAAAAACAATTATGAAACTAATTAGAAAAATAGCAAGAAAAATACTATTTAAAAAGAAAACAAAAATTGATGGATACGACTTAGATGATCAGAGTATTGCTAAGGAAGAGAAGCCAATTATTTGGATGACTCCAAGCACTTCTGTCAATTCGACCCCTAAAGATATCAAGATTACGCCCGCCGATTCTAATGATATTAACCCTAAAGCAAAGACCACAGCACCGGCTAGAAAGCCTGGTAGACCAAAGGGTCAAGTATCCAAGAATCATAGTGGCACTAAACCAACAAAAAAGGTTGCTCCAAAAAGTAATCCAAATAAAAAATAACATATTATAGACAAAAAAGAGAGGCAGCGCCTCTCTTTTTTGCTATATAGGATTACTATATATATTACACTATTATTTTAAGGTAGGTCATTATGGCTAAGGATAAGGGTTGGGGAAGCAAGACTTCTTCGGACAACAATTATTATAAGTTATTGAAAGATTCAGTAATGAACGTTATCGATACTCCACGTAAAGGTGGACATTATTCAAGTCAGTGGACGGCTTACAAGAACAAAAAGTAACCATGGCAATAAAAAAATTTATCTATATAAGTGGTCCTCGCATGGGTACCAGTAATCAAAAAAGCAATGGTCCAGTTTTAGGTAAAAAACGTAAAGCTAGAAAGAAAAAATGATGGCTGCTAAAAAAGATTCACGATTAACTAAAGCTGGAGTTTCTGGTTATAATAAACCAAAGCGCACACCTAGCCACCCCACTAAGTCACATGTGGTCGTCGCTAAGTCAGGGGATAAAGTTAAAACCATTCGCTTTGGACAGCAAGGCGTTTCAGGATCCCCAGCAAAGAAGGGCGAATCTTCATCAGAGGCAGCAAGAAGAAAGTCTTTTAAAGCACGCCACGCAGCAAACATCGCCAAGGGTAAGCTTTCTGCAGCCTTCTGGGCTAATAAAGTGAAATGGTGAACCATGTCAGCTTTCTGGTCTACAATAATTTCAGCAGTAATTTTGGGGCCACTGGTTGTTCTCATTCAAAAAAGTCGTAAAGAAAATAAAAATGATCATAACACAGTAGCTTCTGTCTTGCTAGAGGTGAAGGACCAGATCATTGACCTTCATTCAAAGATAGATCATGTAGATGAGCAGGTCGACAAAGTTGATGACCAAATGCAGGGTCACATGATGTGGCATTATAAAAAATCTACTGAAGGAAAGAAAAAAGTAGAGGGGGTGTAATTATGGCAATGATGAAAAAGAAAGCAGCTGCACCTAAGAAGACAGCTTCAAAAAAGACAGCTGGTCTTACAGCAGCACAAAAGAAACTTCCACCCTTTATCCAGGCTGCAATAGCTAAGAAAAAAAAGAAGATGTAATCTAATCGTTTTAATTAAAAAGGGCTATGGCTACATGTCAT